ACCTGGCGCGTTGACACCGTTTATTTGGGAAGCGATGCCCGTAATTCATCAGAGAAGGACCCGACTATCCAGGCACTCGGTATGGGGGGTCAGATTTACGGTGCCCGTGCCGACCTGATTATTCTGGATGACTGCATTACTACAGCCAATGCTCACGAGTATGAGAAGCAGATTAACTGGCTACAGAAAGAAGTTATCACCCGTCTTGGCAAGAATGGCAAGTTGCTAGTAGTAGGGACGAGAATTGCGCCGACAGACTTTTATAAAGAACTCCGTGACCCGAAGCATTGGTCAGGGGGCAAAAGCCCATTTACGTATATGGGTATGCCTGCTGTTCTACAGTATGCTGAGAAGCCGAAAGATTGGGAAACGCTCTGGGCTAAATCGGATGTTCCCTGGGATGGCGATGAGGACACGCCAGATGAGGACGGATTATATCCTAAGTGGGATGGTCCGACCCTGGCACGGCGCAGAGGCGAAGTTACTCCGTCTACGTGGGCTTTGGTCTATCAGCAAGAGGATGTAACAGAAGATTCCATTTTTCCTGCTGAACTTGTTCAGGGTTCTATAAATGGGATGAGAAAGCGTGGTCCTTTGAGACCAGGCGCAGCAGGACATCCCAGCCAAGTTGAGGGTTATACCGTTGTTGGATTTGACCCTGCAATGGCTGGTAATGCTGCTTTTGTAGCAGTTACCTATAACAGACACGATGGAAAAATTTATGTGTTGGATTGTCTGAATATGGCAGAACCAACACCACAAAAGATTAGGCAGGCAATTGAGGAGTTTGTTCAGAAGTTCAGACCGCAAGAACTCCGAGTTGAAATCAACGCCCACCAAAAAGCCTACTCCCTTGACTCAGACTTACAACAGTGGCTGGCAACTTATGGCGTTAGACTCAATGCTCACTTCACGGGCAAGAACAAATGGGACTCAAACTTTGGAGTCGCAGGAATGTCTACGCTCTTTGGAACAGTCAACAACGGAAAGCATCAGAAGAACAACCTCATTGAGTTACCAAGCACTGAAAGTTCTGAAGGGCTTAAGGCTTTAGTTCAACAGTTGCTAACCTGGAAACCCCAGACCAGAGGCAAGACTGACTGTGTTATGGCTTTATGGTTTGCAGTTTTAAGATGTCGTGAGTTTATGCAACAAAACTCTGCTGTCCAAAGATATGCCCACAATAGGTGGGCTACTAGGGCACAGGTATCAAAGAGATACTCAGTTAATCTGGATGAAGCAATTGCCGAACAATGGCAAGAGATGTATGGATAGGAAATAGATGCTTTCTATAGAACAAATTTCAGCCCGCGTAGAGAACCTACGCGAGCGTTCCTTGGACCGTGATTCACGTCAACAAGACGTACTTGCCGTCCGTAAAGGACAGATTGCAACTGTATATCCAGATTTTTTTCCTGAAGGTGTAGATGCCAATGTCGTTGCGAATTTTATTGACGTTGTTGCTAGAGACCTATCAGAAGTTATGGCGCCACTCCCTTCGGTCAACTGTTCCGCGGCGAATCAGGCGAATGACCGTGCTCGTAAATTTGCTGATACACGTACCCGTATTGCTAATAATTATTTTTCTCACTCGGACCTACAAGTACATATGTACACGGGAGCCGACTATTACATAACATTTGGTTTCGTCCCTTTCATAATTGAGTTGGACGAAGAAGCAGGGCTGCCGCGCATACGCATAGAAAACCCAGTGGGCGCTTACCCAGAGTTTGACCGCTATGGGCGCTGCATTGCCTTTGCAAAACGCTACTATATGGCAGCAGGTGAACTTGCTTCACAGTTCCCTGAGTATGCAAATATCATCCTTGGCAAAGAACTTTACAAGGGCGATATGAACTATCAACTAGAGGTTGTTCGCTATTATGATGAACAACAATCTTTGTTGTATATACCAGAACGCAATAACCTAGTTCTTTCTCAAGCGAAGAATCCGCTTGGCAGAATGATGGTTGTAGTAGCACGCCGTCCGTCTATTGACGGCGAGATGCGTGGACAGTTTGATGATGTACTCGGTATTCAGTTGCTTCGCAATAGGTTCGCATTACTTGCGATGGAAGCAGCGGAAAAGTCCGTTCAATCACCGATTGTTTTGCCTGCCGATGTTAATGAACTGGAGATGGGTGGCGATGCAGTTATCCGCACCGCTAACCCTGCGGGTGTCCGCCGTGTTGATTTAAATATTCCGCCTGGGGCATTTACAGAACAAGCGCTACTTCAGCAAGAACTTAGAACTGGTACACGTTATCCAGAGGGACGTACTGGAAATATTGACGCTAGCATCATCACGGGACAGGGTGTGCAAGCGCTTATGGGTGGTTTTGACACCCAAGTTAAGTCTGCTCAAGCAGTATTTGCTTCAGCGTTAAGAGATGTTATTTCCGTTTGCTTTGAAGTAGACGAAAAGTTTTTTGATTACGAGAAGACTATTCGTGGTGTAGATGCTGGTAGTCCGTATCAAATTACATACAGACCAAGTAAAGATATTAAGAAGGATTACCAAGCCGATGTCCGCTACGGAATGTTGGCTGGACTTAATCCTGCACAAGGTTTGATTTTTATGTTGCAAGCCCTTGGAGGCGGATTAATCTCAACAGACCTTGCTATGCGTGAGTTGCCATTTGGCATTAATGTAACGCAGGAGCAAGAAAAGATTGAAATTGAAAATATGCGTAAGTCATTAGTTCAATCATTACAAGCATATACTCAAGCAATACCACAGATGGCAATAAATGGTGCAGACCCTTCAAATGTCATTAAGAAAGTTGCTGATGTAATTAAAGCACGCCAAAAGGGCGTGGCTATTGAAGACGCTGTTGAAGAAGTCTTCGCTCCAGAATTACCTCCTGCTGGTGCCCCTAATATGGTTGAGCAATCGTCCCCTGCTCCCGCTGCGCCAGTAGGAGGCGCTACTCCACCAAACTTACAAACACTTTTATCTAGCCTCACAGCAGGGGGACAAGCAAGTGCGAGTGCAAGAACTGCAATACGGAGATAGCAATGCCTAGTCAGCGCAAGAAGGCTAAGGCAAAGCCAACTCCTAAACGTAGAAAAACTACAAAAGAACCTGTACTTACCAAGATAGATTTTTGGGCTATAGCAGCAAAAGAAGTTTATGACGCTTGTGTTCGTGCTGGATTTGATGAAGGCACAGCAATGGCATTTGCTATGGATAGAGCAAGTTATCCAGATTGGATAGTTCCAGCAGATGACCCGATACGTAAACCTGATTACGAAGATGATGAGGATGACGATTAATGGCAATTAGAGAAGAAGTTTCTGGCATTGGTTCAATGTCTAAAAGAACTGACCTAAACGTATCCAATCAACCTGCTCGTTATATTTCAGGCTTACCATATGGACAGGGCGAAGCAACTTACGAACAACAAACAGCAGCGCCTATGGCTGGTACAGCAGAAGTTCCTATGGCTATGCCAGAGGTGACAAGACTTACTGCCCCTACTCAGCGTCCTGATGAACCAATTACTGCTGGTGTAGATTTTGGTCCTGGTCCAGATTCAACAGTTATTAAACTTCCTAATACACAACCAACAATTCTTAATGTCATTCAGACTATTGCAGAGAATGACCCTAGCGGAGATACAGAACTAATATTCCTAGACTTACAAAATAGAGGGTAATAGTGGCTGAGATAACTAGAGACCCTACCGTAGCAGAATTTAATAGCAATGTATTTAAAGCAGCCGTTCGTTCTGGGCTAGACCCTGCTGCTGCTACTCAAATACAGCAACTATCCTGGACACAAAAGAAGGCTAAAGAACTTCTTCGTATGTCTCCAGAAAAGGCTCGTGAGGAATTTCTTAAGTTAGACCCAACAGTCAAAAGCAACATTAACTATCTATATCCACAAAATGAAGTATTTGCTCCAGAAGTAAATCCAAATCTTCTAGGAAGAATAGTTCAAGGTGCCGCTACTATTGCTACTGGGGCTGCTAAAACTTTTCTTTCTCCAATTATTCAAGGTCTTGAGGCTGCTGAGGCATATGGCAAAGCACTAGGAACTCCTTATGCTACTGCCCGTCAATTACAACAAGGCGCAGATTTTTCTAAGAAACTACTTAGCGATATGTTTGACGGCAAGAACTCCTGGAACTGGGAGATTGTTGGACAGTATGAAGAAAAGTATGGTAAGGCTGTAACAACTTTAGCCCGTGCTTATGCTGAAGGACGCAATACTGGTGAGGCTATTGACCTATATGGCAAAGTAGATGCTGAAATTTTAGAGGCTATTGCATTTACTAGAGATAATCCAGATACATTCCAACAAATTAAAAACTCTATAAAACAAGATGCACAGATTTCTCCAGGTAGAGACTTAACAAATAAACTGATGGCATCAGCAGCCGATGGTGATTATTGGTCTGGTGTATTTATTAGAGCGTTAGATGGTCGTGCTGGTTACGGAGTAGCCTTTGATACTAGCACCGATGAGGGCAAAGCAAGAGCAGAGAAAGTTCTTGGCAAACCTTGGGCACAAATTGAGCGTGAACAAAAGTCTAAAATTTCTGGCAAGATAGATGCAGTTTACCGCGTACTAACTGACCCACTTTCTTACATTGGTATTGGTGCTCCGCTTAAGGCTATGACCACTGGTGTCGGTGGTGTTCGTGTTGGAGCCAAGGAAGCCTTCCAGCGTTTTGGTGGACTAAAGTCTAAAGGACAGAAACTAGCAGACCAGTTCTTGTTTGTATCCGAACGTAAGGGTATGAAAGAAGGTTACGCTTGGTTGTTTAATGATGTTCCTGAAGTTAAAAGACTTTGGGATGACCAGTTTGGTCCAGACATTAAGCGTTTTGCTGAGGCTAAAACCGATACCGAAAAGGCAATGATTCTTCGTGGTATGAAGAATGACTATCCCGAATGGTATGACACAAGCATTATTCGTAAATTTGCAGAGAAAAAAGTGTTTAATGCTGCTGCTGCTCAAGATTACTTTACTACCTTTGATGATTCTTTTGCCATATTAAACGGAAATGTTGATGGTATTTCATTTACTAGAAACACAATTCCTTATGCTCGCCGTAGTAGGTTGCTAACTTCAGCAGTATCTAAGACTGCTTATGACTTTTTTAACCGTGGAACCAAGCCTGGCGATATAACCGCTGCCGAGATTCAGAGGCTAGATGCTTTAGATATTCTAACCAAAGTTGGTCAAAAAGAAGGCGAACTAATTAATCCTGAGATTCAGGATATTTTTAAGATTAATGATAGCATTAAAGGCGCTAGAGCAAAAGCCTTTGAGTTAGGCGTAGCAGCAACTCGTAGCCCTGGTCCTATCCTGTGGGGAACAGATGCTGACAAAACTGCTAACTCTATTCGCAGCACTTTGTCTTTGGTTCTTCCTAAAGATACAGCCGAAGCACTTACTTTAACTTTGCTAGATTCACCACAAGATGTTCAGTTAACGGTGGTACGCAATGCTCAGTATGCCTATATGGTTAAATTGGGCATAGGTAAAGAAGATGCTCTTAGTATTTTAAATAAAACTTATAATGAAACTTCTCTGGGTTTATTAAATAAAACCCCAGTTAGCCCAGAAATTGCGGCTACTATGAATAAGGCTGCTATTCAGTATGAGAATGATGCTCCTTATCTAGTAAGCAAGGGTGCTATTTTTCCATCGCAACTTAAGGGTGGTATTGCGCCATTACCATTTGACCAGTTGTATCAGTTGTCTACTAAGGGAACACTACAGCGCATAGGTGATAAAAATGAAAAGTCTCGTTCTTTATTGCTTATGTTTAACGGTTTAACTAGAAACTCTTTAGTTGCTAAATGGAATAACGGCTGGGCTGGATACACACTATTTCCACGTTTAGATAAGCGTACTAACGTAGACGAAATGTTTATGGCTTCAATAGCACAACCTGCTGAAATGCTTATGGGTTGGGCTAAGGCTAAAACAGGACCAACCCTCACGGCGCAAAAGGCTTTAACTGGCTCAAGCGCGGGCGTTGGTATGTATAAAGGTGGTTATTTTTGGCTTGCTAATAAACTTGGTATTAAGTTTAAGGGTAAACCTCTAGACCCACGCCAAGCCTATAAGCCTGAAGACCGTGCTCAGTTTGTTAAGCAAATACAACAAGACCTTGAGGCAAAGACTGGCTTTCCAGTTCCTTTATCTGAGATTACGACTATGCAGATTAAGGATGATTTAGTTAGCCGTGTTGAAGATTTATACAAAACTAAAGATATTGAGAGTTGGGAAAATCTAAAGAAGATTGCTCGTCACTCTAATCTTTTTGGTAGTTCGCTTATTTCTTCAATGAGCGCACGTAACGCGCTATCTAGCCGTATTGCTAGAGAGTATTTAAATGACCAGATTAGTCTTAATAGTTATGACCTAGCCTTTGAGCAAATGGGGCTCAAAAAACTTAAAGAATACCGTAGTCTAAAAGTTTCTGACCTAAAGGAAAAGCCACTTACTGTAGTTATGTACGATAACTTCCCTATCGTATTTGGCTTTAACGAGCAGGCTATTGTTCCTGGACGCTACTTTACTCCTGTAAGTGTCTTCTTTAAGAACAATGCTTTGAAGACCGATGTAGATGTTAAGGCTGCCAAGACTGAATTACTTGACCAGGTAGGCGTTAAGTACTACTCAGCCAACAATTATGTTGAATTAGAGAACGCCGATATGGTTAAAGCCTTTATTTCTCCATACGGACAAACGCCTTACCTACGTCAGCAAGGGTTAGCAGAGGCTGAGATAGCCGAAACTCTTGTAGACACAATGCTTGGGGAAATGAAAATTGCTTTCCACGGTAGCGAAAATGGTTTTAATCAAAAATTACTTGACCTAGTTACTAAACGTCACGATGAAATTATTAAAGTCCAACCCAAGGTTGGCGGAGTACAGGCTGGAGCCTGGTCTAGGGCAGTAACTACTCTTAACTTTGATGAATTCCAAGAGGCAACCAGAGGATTCCGTCCAATTACAGGTGAGATTAATACTCGTTTGGTATCTATGGGCGAAGATGTAGACCTCAAGATACTAGAAACTACTACTGGACTTAAAGGCTTACTAGAAGTTCTAAGCCCAGGAAGCCTAATGGAAGTTATGGACCGTGGAGTTACGGGTTTTACCCGTGAGCCACTACTACTTGCCGCCACAGATATTGCTCTTAGAAAGATTAAACCTTTTGAAAAGATGCAATACGACAAACACTTTAAGGCTATTAAGGAAGCACATCCTCAATGGTCTGATGCTAGAGTAAAAGAGATTGCTGAAGACTTAGCAGAGAAGCAAGCAGTAGAAATTGCTACCAATCAGGCTATAAACACAGTACTTGAGTATGTAGATAATCCAAACATTCGCTCTAATTTTGCATTATCTATCCGTCACTTAGGACGATTCTACAGAGCAACTGAAGATTTCCATCGCCGCGTATATCGTATGTATAGCAAGAACACATTAAGGTCTTTATATAGATTGCGTGTGCTTACTATGGGACTACAGAATATGGGTACCATTTATACTGATGACAATGGTGATGACTACATAATCTTCCCAACGGATATGGTACTTAATAGTATTATTCAGCCAGTAATCCGTCAGTTATCTGGAGATGATACATTTAAAGTTCCTAATTCAACTAACTTTGCTATTAAGTTTAGATTGATTAACCCATCATTTGCCCCTGATGCTGGTGCTCCAGCCTTTGCTGGACCTATTGCTGGTATAATGATTCAGTCTTTAAAGGCTTATTTACGTGAGTTGCCATTAGTTCCGTTTAAGGATTTTTGGTCTCCGTATACAGAACGGGCAGCCAATTTCTTAGACCGCTTTGCTATGGGTCATATCGGGCAAAACACAGGCTTAACTGATGCGTTAAGAAGCGCAATGCCTATGATGTTTACTAGCGCTTTAGACCTAGCGGCACCTGCTGAAACAGCAGAAGTTCCTGGAATAGGCAATATATTTAGCAGAAATAAATCTAATTTAGTTATTCAAGGAATGGCATATCTACAGGCAGAAGGTAATGGTTTGCCAGTAAATGCTACCGTTGAGGAAAAACATAACTACATTAAGAACCTAAAAATTGCTGCTAATAATATTTCCTTTATGCAGTCTTTCCTTGGTTACTTTGTAAGCCCAGGTTTTCCTAGCCTTAAAGAAACAGGAACAGTTCCTGACTATCTAAAAGAAGTTGGTATTGCTAGCCCCGTAGCAGACTTTTGGGATATATACGAAGGTATCAAGCGTAATGACTTAGATGCAGATATGTCAGATATATTTGATAAGGCTGTGGCTACATTCGTTGGCAAGAACCCAGGCAAAGTTATCTATACCATTCCACGTAGTAACAAGCAGATGCGAGTCTTTTTAAACAAGACTGAAAATCTAAAGAAGTGGGCACAGAATAACGAAAAGTTTATAAATGTTTATGGTGAGACAGCCTTTATTTTTGCCCCAACTATCGGTGAGTACAACTCTGATATTTATGCCTGGATGGAAGCATCTGGTTATGTTAAGCGTGCTGATATGGAGTCTTACTTTGAGGCTATCCAGATAGCAGAGGATAAGCAAAATTACTTTGCTATCCGTGATGAAGAGAAGAAACAACTAGAGACAGCAGTAGATTACTCTCAACGTAGCCAGATTATTAACCGAGCAGAGAATAGCCGTAGGCTATTGCTTCAGTCTAATCCTAAGTTGTATACATTCCTTAATTCTGGCGAAGATAGAGGTTTGTTAACTGACAGACTTAAATCTCTTAATGATGCTATTACTAGCCCTAATACTCCTATCTCGCCACAGATTAGAGCAATTATGCAGACTGCTTCTAAAGAAGTTAGCCGTATGATTGAACTAGATTCTAATCAGATTGCTAGAAATAGTCGTAACTTTACAGACCAGAAGCGTGCTCTTAAGCGAGAGATTGAGGCTGTACTAGAAGACCTATCTGGCGTTAGCCCAGAGGTCAAAGAGGCTAGCCGTTTGATATTTGTTCCTTTGCTTAATGAGTATTCAAGAGATGTTACCAGTGCTTCACCGAGAGGATAACCGTGGCTGAGACAGAGCGTAGAGCATCAGCAGAATTACGCAGGCAAGTTGCGCCTAAAAAGCAAGAGGTTGTTCAAAAGTCTGGCGACTTGTCTTCTTTGCGTAATGCCTTTGGCACAGGTCCTGGAAAATTATCAACAACTCTTGACCAATACAATAGGTACGTTCTTGTAGAGACAGATGCAGACGGACAACAATATGTTAGATATTTATTTGTAGACCCCAATGGTCGTGATTGGGAAAGACTTAATCCCACTGAGGCTATTAAAAGGGTTAAAGAAACCTATAAAGACCAGGATGCGCTACGTGAAGTTCTTTATCAAAAAGGTTTTCTTACTGAAAGAGAATATGAAAGTAAATCTGTAAGCGCTCTTAATGGTGCTATCTTGCAGGCTGCTGGTGAGTTCAGCACAGAGATAGCAGATTCTTATACCACCGAAGGTAAGATTAAGTTCCCAACATTTCAGAACTGGATAACTGGACGTGGGGATATGGGCGGAGAAGACCGTGGTCCACGCCGAGATATTCAGAAGTATGACCGTGATGTTATTCGTAAGATGGTAGTAGATGCTTATTTAGATAGCCCTAATGCTAACTTGCCAGATGAGACAATTATTGAGCGTGACACTGACAAGTATATGGAAATGGCTAATAAAGGTGTTTTAACTACAACAAAGAAAAAAAATAAGGCTGGAGAATTTGAGACTGTTAGTACCCCTGGTTTTTCAGAGCAGAGACTTCGGGACGAAATCCAAAAGAAACGACAGACAGAATTTGCTGGCAGTCAAAAGACAACAGATGACCTTAACTTCTTGGCGTTCCTAGCGCAGTTGGAGGGATGATGGCAGACCCGAATACAATGATTGACGGCGGCGCGGCTATTGATAATACTGAAAATACTGGAGAGGCAGAAGCCTTAGCACTTGGTATTACGGATGCACTTATTGCAGCCTTCCCAGAATTAGGTTCTATCCGTGACTTGTTTAGGAAAAAGCGTTTTGGCGATGCCAGAATGGCTTATTATAATTCTAACTATTATAAGAATTTAACTGGTACTGCAGCAGACAGGCAGAAAAAGAAGGCTGTTCAACCTGGTGTTTACGCTCAAGAGTTAGATGCTTGGAAACAAGGACAGTTAGTTCGGCTTACCAATAAAGGTGTAAAAGTTACTCCTGAGATTGATAAGATGCTTGAGGGTTTTTACGACAGAGGTTTTAATGATTTTCAGATAGATATTAATATCCTCAATTCTGGCAAGTTAGGACCAGTAGGCGGTAGTGTTCTTGGCAAGATTAATAGCCTTAAGGAAACAGCCTATGACCAAGGTGTTGATACGGTTTTAAATAATAACTGGTGGAGTAAGAAGTCAGAGGCTTTATTCGCTGGAACCACAACGGAAGAAGATATACAGGAAGAACTTAAAGGTATAGCAGCATCTGCTTTTCCAGCCTACAGAGATGGAATTATGGCTGGTAGAACTTTTAATATGCAAACCTCAGCCCTTCGTCAAATGTTGGCTAACACCTATGAGGTAGATGTAGATACTATTGATAATAACAATCCTGTGTTTAAAGAACTTGTTGGTTATGTAAATCCGCAAAATAAAAAACCAGAAATTATTCCATTGTGGGAAGCAGAAAAAATTGCTAAAAGTAAAGACCAGTGGCTTTACACTAAAAATGCTAGAGATACTTTTGATGGTCTTGCCCTTAAAGTACTACGTGATTGGGGTCTTGCTTAATGGCTAGAATAAATCCTAGAAATTTAATTGATGGTGGCGCACGAGTAACACCACCTGCGCCAGTTATATCTCCAACTCCTACCAAAACACCATTAGTGATAGACCCACAGGATGTCCGTGACCCAAAAACTGGTTTGACTCCTGCACAGGTAGAAGCCCAAAAAGCGGTTGCTCAAACAACTGCTGCTGCCAATGCACTAGGAATTACTATTGCTACAAATGTAGCAACTCCTGGGAATGTTCCAACTGTTAAATACGCTATTTCTACTACTTTTGAAGGCACTGGCAAAAATAAAATAAAGATAACAAAATTTAATGATGGTACTGAAAGTAGAGAAGCAGCGCCTGAAACTATTTCAAGTACAGTAGTTAATCCCCCAGTAGTCACTTCTCCAGTAGTTACTCAAATACCAACAGGATTAGACCCTGCAACTCAGGCTTTAATTAAATCTTTGCAAGACCAAATTGCTAGTCTTAGCGCAACACAACAGCAGGCTAGAATAGATGCTACTGCAGCAGCCGAAGCGGCTAAAAGAGAACGTGCTGAAAATGCTATATCAGTTCTTACTTCTAGATTTAGTCAATATAACTTACAATCTTTAGTTCCTAAGATTAGAGAGTTGGCAATTGGCGGGGCTACAGAAGCAACTATTACTTTACAACTACAAGAAACTGAAGAATATAGAAAACGTTTTAGTGCTAATCAGGAACGTATTAAGAAAGGTTTATCTGTCCTTGACCCAGGTGATTACTTAGGTCTTGAGGATAAATACCGTCAAGTTCTTAGAGCATATGGTTTACGTCAGTTTGATACCGATAGTTATGTAAGTCAATTTATTGCTAATGATATTTCTAGTGCGGAATTATCTAGCCGTGTTCAGTTGGCTGTCCAAAGAGTTCAAAATGCTGACCCATCTGTACTAAATACATTAAATAAGTTTTATGGTATCGGCACAACTGATTTAGTTGCCTATGCTCTTGACCCAGATACTCAGTTCCAAAAGATAGAACGTCAAGTAGCAGCAGCAGAAATTGGTGCAGCAGCAGGGCTACAGGGTATTCAACCTGGAGTTGCTGTAGCAGAACAATTGGCAGCACAAGGAGTTACACAAGCAGAAGCCCGTAAGGGTTATGCAACTATTGCTGATATTCTTCCAACTGCTACAAAACTTAGCCAGATTTATGGCAATGTTATGGAGTCTTATGGACTAGCAGAGGCTGAACAAGAAGTATTTAATTCTCTTGCTTCAGCGCAACGCAAGCGCCGTGGCTTACTAGAACGAGAAGTTGCAGCATTTTCTGGAAGTTCTGGTTTAGGCAAGACATCACTAAGTACTGCAATCGGCGGTACATACTAAATTCCCGACACGGACCGACCAGCCCCGTGCGGTGTATAAGACTGGTAGCAAGAGCCAGCCTACTTACCCCTGAGTAGAACTGTGGCTTGCGACTAACTAACGATAGAAAGGGTGGTTGCTATGAGCAACAACTACTGGGATGACGAAGAAGACGATAACCAAGAAATACCTGACCATCAGTTAAATGGTGATGACTTAGTTAAGAAACTAAGAAAAGCCAAGCGTGCTGATGAGAAACGTATTAAGGAACTTTCCGAACAACTTGAAGGATTCCTCAAGGAGAAAAAGGAAAAGACCGTCTCTGAAGTCCTAGCAAAAAGAGGAGTAAACGCTAAGGCTGCTCGTCTTATCTTGAAAGATGTACAGGAAGCCACTGAGGAGTCTATTGACTCTTGGCTCCGTGATAACGGAGATTTAATCGGCTATAACCCACAGGCTCAAGAGGAAGATACAAAGCAGAATCTTGCGGCACTACGCCAGCAAGACATTCTTACCCAAGGCGGAATTGCTCCAGACAAAGCCGTAGACCTAGAGCGACAACTAGATAACGTTGACTCTATGGATGATTTATTAAATCTTCTACGCAATTCCTAACCGTTCATAGTCACTTGGAGGTGACGCAAACAAATGGCTAATGCCTATACCGATACAGGTTCCTCCTCACTAGGAGGTTCCGTTGGTGGAGCAGGTTTAGTACAGAAGGCGTATGACCGTCTTCTGGAGTTTGCTCTCCGTTCAGAACCACTACTTCGTTCTGTCGCAGACAAGCGCCCTGCCCGTCAAGCATTTCCAGGCTCAACCGTTGTTCTACAACGCTATGTTGACCTAGACCAAAAGACCTCTACTCTATCTGAGACAGTTGACCCAGATGCAGTAGCGCTCTCAACACCGACTTCAGTTACCATTACTCTTAACGAGTACGGCAACGCAGTCCTAGTAACCCGCGCTCTTGAGTTGTTCTCACTCGCTGATGTAGACCCAGCAATTGCAAACATCATTGCATACAACCTTGCTGATTCTATTGACGCAGTTGTTTCTACAACTTTAACTGGCGGAACAAATGTTATTTATGGTGGAAGCCGTACTTCTACAGCAACCATCACCGCATCTGACACGATTGACTCAGCAGACATCCGCAAGGCTGTTGCTAAGTTGCGTGCAAATAAAGCCAAGGCTCGCCGTGGCTCTTACTACTGGTGCGGAATCCACCCAGAAGTTTCACACGACCTCCGTGCGGAGTCAGGAAACCTTGGCTGGAACTTCGTCCACGCACAAACTCCTGGCAATGTTGACAAGATTTGGGCTGGCGAAATCGGAGATTACGAAGGCGCGTTCTTCGTTGAGTCTTCACGCCTACCATCTGCTAAGGATGGCGCAGACCAGACTGCTCTCGCTACAACTGCTGTAACTGTTGCTGGTACCTCGGCTGGCTTCACCATTGGTGTTGCTTCAAGTTCGGTTATCGCAAGCCGTGCAGAAGTTGGCGACAAGATTGCTGCTACTGGTATTGCATCAACCGCTAAGATTTCTGCTATCAGCACATCTGGCGACACAACCACAATCACTGTAACTGTTGCTAACACTGGTGCAGTTGCTACTTCAGCAACCGTAACAGTAACTCCAGTTACCCGTGTATTTGATACTCTCCTCTGCGGACAGCAAGCACTTGCTGAGGCTGTTGCAGAAGAGCCACACATCGTTATCGGAAATGTTACCGACAAGTTGATGCGCTTCCGCCCAATGGGCTGGTACGGCGTACTCGGCTTTGCTCGCTATCGTGAAGAAGCGTTGTATCGTATTGAAACTGGTTCTTCAATCGCTGCTAAGTAGTTGATTGACTCTGAGGGGCAGGCATATTAGAAAAGTCTGCCCCTTTGGGGTGAGTTAACTAGGAGGACTTATGACTCAATGGCTGTTTAAAACACCGACTGTAGAAGAAGGTCCTGCTGGTCAGTCTCGTTTATTTCATTTCTACAAGATTGACCGTGGTATAACTATTGTTAGAGAACTTGATGGCGATTATGCACAGGTCCGTTATTTACAGGATGAGGATTATCAAAACTATCCTGAGATATATCAGGGTGGTTATAACCACACAGTAGATGATGCTACTAAGGCAAGGCTAATAGCAGCCAATGTAGGTGTAACAGAAAGTAACTTTACAGCACTATGAAGCATTGGGAATATCATCCTGAATATGTAGATGGATGCTTTGGCTGTAAGGGATTATCTATACAGATGAACGCAGGTGATGCTGATAGTCGTAGAAGTATGCCGACTAAAGCATTTAACAAAGAATTGGATGCCTATAAAGAGGCTCGTGCTCAGGGTATCCAGCCAAATGGAACTTCTATGCAGAAGATACAAGAGGCAGTTAAGGCTAGTGAGATTATGGGTAGACCGTATGACGGTAACAAAATGCCACCAGCCAAATCAATCAACAATAAATCAGCAGCAGTAATGAAAGAACTAGGAGTATAAAATGCCAAAGGTAGGAAAGAAGAAGTTCCCATATACAGCCAAAGGTAAGAAGGCTGCTAAGGCTTATGCAATGGGCGAGAAGATGGAATCAAAGAAAGAAAAAATGATGGAAGCCAAAAAGGGTATGAAGAAGATGGCTGCCAAGAAAAAGAAGAAGTAACTATGGCTGGCAAAACAAGAATTGGTGTAGTTAAGCGCACTGCAGATTATTTACAAAATATTGGTAAAGAATATTCTGAATGGAAATCTTCTAATCCTGATGGACCAGGACCAGAAGCAGGTCAATTCTGGGGTGCTGTTTTACAGGGGCGAAGATATAACAAAAAGGGTAAACAAAAATGAAAGCAAAAAAAGGAATGGGTTTCAAAGCAGCCCAGAAACAAATTGCCAAAAAGCAGGGTATCTCCGAGAAACGTGCAGGAGCAATCCTTGCGGCTGGTGCTCGGAAAGCCTCAGCAGCAGCCAAGAAGAAGAACCCAAACCTGAAGAAGGTTAAGGGCAAGGCTAAGAAAAAGTAATGTCATCAGGAAAATACAAACCGCACCGCGGGTTTAACTCTGTTCAAATTAAAGACGGTTACGTGGTGCGGTTAAACAAGAATGGAACAGTAAGAGCAGTACTAGGAAAGTATGGGGAATATGGCAAAGAAAGCGGACCCAAGGCTTAAGCGGGCTGGTGTATCTGGTTTTAACAAACCTAAGCGGACACCAAACCATCCGACTAAATCACACATTGTTGTGGCTAAATCAGGCGACCAGGTAAAGACAATCCGTTTTGGTGAGCAAGGGGCTAAGACTGCTGGCAAACCGAAGGCTGGCGAGTCAGACAGAATGAAGAAGAAGCGTGCATCATTTAAAGCACGCCATAGTAAGAACATTGCTAAAGGCAAGATGAGTGCTGCGTACTGGGCAGATAAGGTTAAATGGTAATGGCTTACACAAAACCTGAACTACGTGAGCGGATTAAGAACCGTGTAATGGCTAGTAGCAAAGGTGGTAAGCCTGGTCAATGGTCTGCCCGTAAAGCACAGATTGTTGCTCAAGAATACAAAAAGGCTGGCGGTGGCTACTCTGGCAGCAAGACCAGCAAACAAAAGTCTTTATCTAAATGGACTAAAGAAAAATGGGGCACTAAATCAGGTAAGCCAAGTACTCAAGGTAGTAAGGCTACAGGGGAACGGTACCTACCTAAGAAGGCTAGAGAAAAACTTTCTGCTGCTGAATACGCAAAGACATCCGCTAAGAAGCGTGAGGATATGCGTAAAGGCAAGCAATTTTCAAAACAACCTAAGTCAATAGCAAAGAAGACGGCGAGGTATAGATAGTGGCAACAGGCACAGCAGGTAGTTCATTTGCCAGTGAATTAAATAGGCTGGCTAATGGTGGGACATATCCAGCAATCTCGGCGTATCTTGCGCCGACTCAGGCTGCAAATGTTTATGCGGGAACTACTGGGCTAGCCTTGATTGCTGCATTAAACAAAAAAGCAGATGCTAATCGTCAACCTAGCGCATATAAGGCTATGGGCGGTATCTGTAATGAATTAGCAGGAACATCAGGACTTTCTCCTACTGACGCTCTAAGGAGCATTAACCTATGACATATACCCTGGCTCAGATGATGGATGAAGTACAGATAAATCTATCTGGCTACACCTATCAACAAGACCGTTCTACATATTTGACCACTGCTGTTACTACAACTACTTCTCCTAGTTCATCGCCATTAATACTTAGCCTTGCATCTACACAAGATTTAGGCAAAGGTATTGTAGAGATTGATGATGAATTAATTTGGGTAGACAGCGTAGACCGTGTAGCAAATACCGCAACCGTTTCTCCTTATGGTCGTGGTTATCTAGGTACAACTGCATCTACCCACGCAGTTGATGCAAAAGTTACAGTTAGCCCAATTTTTCCCCGTACAAGTATTCAGAAGGCTATCAACGATACTATCCACGCTGTTGGCGGTGCTGTCTTTGCAACCAAGCAAACAACTTTTACGTACAATGCTGCAGTCACAACTTATGAATTTGAAAACCTTGGCATAGAAAATATCTTGTCAGTATCCTGGCAAGACATAGGACCTACTAAAGAATGGATTAGGGTTAAGCGTTGGGACTTTGACCCATTTGCTGATGTAACTACTTGGGGTTCTAATAGCCAGACTATAACTATTGGGGATGTAATTATTGCAGGTAGAACTGTCAAGGTTATGTATGCAACTGCACCATCTGTCTTTACTTCTACTAGCCAAGACTATACAACGCAGACAGGGCTACCTTCTAGCACTAAAGATGTAGTAGTACTTGGCGCTGCATACCGATTATTGCAATACCTAGACCCAGCCCGTGCTGCTCAATACAGTCCGCAGGCTGATGAGATTGATGCTAAGCGTCCATTTGGCGCAAGCAATACTGCTGTCCGACAACTCTTTGCGCTATACACCCAGCGTCTTAATGAGGAGCGGAGTAAGCAACAGAACCAGTATCCCCCACGAGTTCACTATAGCGCCCGATAGGAACATAAATGACAACACGTAAATACTCATCTCGCTCACAGCAGACTACGCTGACAGGAGCAATTACTTCTGGTGCCACTTCTATGACAGTGGTATCTGGTACAGGATTACTTGGTGGTGTGACTATTCCATCAGGTCAAACCTTTACGTTAGTTATTGATGTTGATACAGCCATTGAGGAAATTGTTGATGCTACGGCGGTATCTACCAACACATTTACTATCACAAGGGCTATTGATGGTTCAACGGCTCAAGACCACTCGGCTGGTGCGGTTGTTCGCCATATGGCTATTGGTAGAGATTATCGTGACGCTAACCTTCACGCAGAGGCTGATGCCTCTTACAATGATGGTGCTGGTGTTGCTCACGCAATGCACGGCATTGCTGCTGGAGAAGGTGTTGTCGTTGGTACTCTTAAGACGCAGACGCTAACCAATAAGACTCTTACCAGCCCAACCATTACAAACCCAAGTATCTCTGGTGCTGGTGTTGATGCAAGCATTGTATTTGAAGGTGCTACGGCAGATGCCCACGAGACTACCCTGACTGTAGTTGACCCTACACAGGATAATACAATCACCCTACCTAATACGACAGGTACGGTAGTCATTGCTGATGCTACTCAGACTCTGACCAATAAGACTTTAACTAGCCCTACTATCTCTGGCTCACCTGTAATCACAGGACTGTCCAGCGCAGGTATGATTTCATCCTCGGCTACGCCGAAGGACTATGTAGATTCAATCCTAGGCTCTGCTACCGCTGCAGCCACTTCAGCAGCATCGGCAGCCACAAGTGCTAGCAGTGCCGCTACAAGTGCCTCTAGCGCCTCTACAAGCGCTTCTAGCGCCCTAACTAGCGCCAACAGTGCATCTACCTCAGCCACAGCAGCAGCCACCTCTGCAACCTCAGCAGCGGCTTCTGCAACGGCAGCGGCTACCTCGGCTACAAGTGCAGCGGCTAGTGCGACAGCAGCCTCAACCTCTGCATCTTCGGCTAGCACCTCAGCATCCTCAGCCCTAACTTCGGCTAACTCGGCAAGCACATCTGCTGCCTCGGCTTTGACCTCGGCTAATAGCGCTGCAACCTCTGCCTCTACTATGGCAGCCAGCGTTGCTGCTGCTGCAACATCTGCAGCCAGCGCAGCGACTAGCGCAACTGCTGCTGCTACCAGCGCAACAAGCGCTGCTGCTAGTGCTACTGCTGCTGCAACTTCGGCAACGAGTGCTGCTGCTTCTGCAACTACAGCATCTAATAGCGCATCTGCTGCTGCAACAAGTGCTACCTCTGCTGCTGCTTCAGCAACCACTGCTTCTAACTCAGCAGCGGCTGCTGCTACATCTGCAACAAGTGCTGCGACATCTGCATCATCTGCATTGACTAGCGCCAATAGCGCAAGCACATCTGCTTCATCTGCACTAACAAGTGCTAATTCAGCAGCCACATCAGCATCTAGTGCTGCAGCATCCTTTGACCAATTTGATGACATCTACCTAGGGGCTAAGGCAACACCACCTACACTAGACAATGATGGCAACGCATTACAGGCTGGCGCTCTATATTGGAATACAGCCAATAGCGAGATGTATGTCTACACTGGTAGCGCTTGGACTACTTTTGCTGCTACTACAGTTCTTAACAGATTCCGATTTACAGCAGCAGGTGGAGAGACAAGTTTATCTGGTCCAGACGACAATGGTGTAACTCTTGCTTATACAGTAGGCAAAGAGCAGGTATACCTAAACGGTGTAATGCTAGTACGCACCCAAGACTATACAGCATCTAATGGCACTAGCATCACTGGTTTATCACCAGCGCTATCTGCAAGCGATGTAGTTGAGATTCTAGCCTTCCAGTCATTTGCAGTTGTCACAGCAATACCAGTATCAACCTTTGATGCAAAGGGAGATTTACTTGTTGCTAGCGCAGCAGATACGGCAGGTAAACTCACAGTAGGGACGAATGACTATGTTCTTACTGCAGACTCATCTCAAACTCTTGGAATTAAGTGGGCTGCAGCACCAGTTACTACATTAGATTTAACTCTTAATGCTCAAACGGCTGCATATACTCTTGCTTTAACTGATAAGAATAAGTTAGTGACAGTATCTAGCACATCTAACTTGACAGTTACGATTCCTACTAATGCCAGCGTAGCCTTTCCAACTGGTTCACAGGTGCATATAGCCAGACTTAATACTGGTACAGTTACCGTATCTGGAACATCAGGTGTAACAGTTAATTCAACTGGGGCAACTACAGCATCGCCCACACTTAGGGCGCAGTACAGTTCAGCAACTTGTATTAAAACCGATACTAATACTTGGCTAGTGATTGGAGATATAGCCTAATGACAAAAGCAAGAACTAATGCTGATAACGCTTCTGCTGATATTCAGGGCGTTACAGCAGGCACAGGTTTAAGCGGAGGAGGTACAAGCGGTACAGTAACTCTAAACATAGACACGACAGTTGTTGCCACAACCAGCAATACGCTGACAATGAGCAATAAAACTTTAACAACTCCTGTCATATCCAGCATTGTAAATACTGGAACTCTTACCCTTCCTACATCTACAGATACTTTAGTTGGTAGAGATACTACAGACACTCTTACTAATAAAACTTTAACATCTCCAACCATCAATACGCCTACTATGACCTTGGCGGCAACAAGTTCTACCACAAGCGGTAGGATTTCTTTTGATGCTAGCGCAGATAAACTATATGTAGGAGATGGTACGCAGGCTGTAGAGTTTGCTTCATCTACCCTGATTACTAATGCTCGGACAGCATCATATACTTTAGTCTTAGCAGATAAGGATAAGTTAGTTGAAGTCAGCAATGCTTCAGCAAATACCGTTACTATCCCAACTAATGCTTCAGTTGCTTATCCAACTGGTACTCAAATAAATATTCTCCAGACAGGCGCAGGGCAAACTACTATCTCTGGCACATCTGGAGTAACCGTTAACTCAACAGGTGCCACTACTGCTTCTCCTAAGTTAAGAGCACAATGGTCATCTGCTACAGCAATTAAGCGTGGCACTGATTCTTGGGTAGTGATAGGAGATATTGCCTAATGCCTATTCTTGGAACAATTGCTTCTTCATTTAAGGCAGGCGCCGCCACCTCTTTTGAATCCATAGCCACAGTTAGCGTGGGGTCAGGTGGGAGTGCTAATGTTGAGTTCACTTCTATTCCTAACACTTATACTCATTTACAAGTGAGAGTTCTAAGTAGAAATGATAGAGCATCAACTAATTTTAACAATATAGCATTTCAAGTAAATAGTGATACGGGCGCAAATTACAATTCTCACCTATTAAGAGGTGATGGTAGTTCTACTCTAGCCGCAGCCGATACTAGTGCTAGTAGTATTGACTTTATTATTCAACCAGCATCAGGTGCAGGCGCTAATACTATGGGTGCTTTTATTCTTGATATTTTGGATTATGCCAATACTAATAAATTCAAAACATTCAGAGGTCTATTAGGCGTTGATAATAACGGCTCAGGATATTCAGGTTTAATGAGCGCGGCTTGGCGCAGTACTTCAGCAATAACAAGCATAAAGTTTTTTCCATCAAGTGGTGGCAATATAACTCAGTACAGTCACTTTGGACTTTACGGAATAAAAAGCGCCTAAGGAGATTATATGATAAATAACATTAAGAAGGTGAGCGCATAATGACAGCGACCTATGACTGCATAGCCACTACGACTCTTAACAGTA